TTATTCGCAATATTGAAAGGCAGTCAAAAGCTAATGATGCTTATGACATGGCAGCGGATAACGCTATCCGCGCTGGCCTAGGCTGGATACGTGTTACAGTGGATTATGAGCATGAGATGTCTTTTAATCAAGAGATAGGCATTGAGCGTGTTTTAAACTTTGATAGCGTATACCTTGATCCTAATTCACAGCGTTTAGATGGTTCTGACGCAAATTACGCATTTATATTTGAAGACATTGAAAAAGAAGAGTTTAAGCGCCTTTATCCTGATGCGGATACAGACGGTTTTGAAAAGGGTTCACAGTGGCAAACTGAGGACACTATCAGAATTGCTGAATATTATTATAAGGTAAGGGAAAAGAAAAATATTTTCCTATGCCGATATGAGAAAGAAGGTAAAGAAATTCAGGGCGTATTGCTGCAAGAAGAAATTGACGCACTAGAGGAAGTCGGGATTGTCGTTGAAGTTCTGCAAAAACGTGAAACCGAGTTCACAAGCGTTAAGCAATGCTTGCTTTCAGGTAAGGAAATACTAGAGAAAAACGACTGGGCGGGTAAATATCTACCTATTATTCCTGTAGTTGGTGAAGAATGCGTTATTGACGGTAAAAGAGAGTTCCATTCTCTTATTAGGCAAGCTAAAGACGCACAGCGTATGTATAACTACTGGAAGTCATGCAGTACAAGCATGATTGCGCTGCAGCCAAAAACGCCTTGGATTGCTCCAGTTGGTTCTTTTGCTACATACCCGCAGCACTGGTCTAATGCGAACAAGAAAAACTTGCCATTTCTTGAGTATGACATTGTTTATGATGACAATGATCAGAGAGTTGAGCCACCTACAAGAGCGCCACCTATTCAGGGAAGCCCTGCTATGATGCAAGAGGCGATGGAAGCTAGGGAAGATATTAGGCTAGGGCTTGGCATCCCGCTTTCAAATATGGGAGAAGCTGCAAGCGAAATAAGCGGCCTTGCTGTTAGAAATAGACAGATAGCAGGGGCTAACGCTACGTTCCATTTTGTTGATAATTTAGCGACTGCTATCACGCAAGTAGGCGTGGTTCTTGTCGATCTTATTCCTAAAATTTATGTGGGCGAGCAAATCAAGCGCATTATCGGCAAGGACGGCAAAGAGCAAAACGTACCACTTAACCAGCCTTATGTTAAGCAAGAGGGCGGCGATTTAGCCCCAGCCGATGGTGCAAAATATGACGGTATTTATGATATCGCGGTAGGCAAGTATGACGTGGTTGTTGATGTTGGTGCGTCTTATTCTTCACAGCGTCAAGAAACAGCGGATAAAATAACGGAGCTACTGGCTGCGCGCCCTGAGCTAATGGAAGTTGTAGGGGATATCCTGTTTAAATCTATGGACTTACCATATAGTGAAGAGATTGCAGAACGTATCGCTGCACAAATGAACCCGCTATTCTTTGCAGATGATCCGAATATCGCACGTTTGCAAGCAGCACAGCAGCAAATGGAGCAAATGCAAGAACAGATTGTTAACCTTGACGCGGCTTTACAGGATAAAGCTAAAAATGCAGGATTTGAACAAACGGTAGAGCTTCAAAAACTTGAGCTTGAAAAGCAAAAACTAGCTATTGATGCAGAAAAGACGCAAGCCGATATAGCTAAAATTATGGCTGAAATTAGAAACACAAATGTTGATAGCGCGGCAGAAATGACAAAGATTGCCGAGCAGATAGAGGATTTAGCAGGAGCACTCGATATCGTTATGGATAATGTGCAACCTGCTGGCGAGATTAATCCCGTTGAAACAGGGGTTATTCAGGTAAGCGTAGAGCCTGAGCAATCTACGCAGCTCAATGAACAGGAAATGCAATGAGTGAAGAACAGGCGCAAGCCGAGCCAGTACCAGTTGAGGAAACACAAGGCGCGGAAAATACCGAGGCCGAAACAACCACGAATGACGCTGAAAGTCATGAAGAAGCACCTACGCAAGAGACGCAAGTCGAAGAGGAAAGCGTTGAAACTAAGTATGAGAAGGCTCAAAAGCGTTTAGAAGCGCAAGAGCAAAAAATACGTAGGCAAACAAAATCCTATGCGCAGATGCAAAAAAATTTCGAGGAAACAAGAAAGCAATTAGAAGAGTTTACAGCTCAACAACAAAAAACTGAGGAAAGCACCGAAGCTCCAAAGCTTGATGATTTTGATAGCTATGACGAATTTTTAGAGGCCGCAGCAGAATATAAGGCTAAAGAAAAATTCACAAAGCTAGAACAAGAAAAGAAACAAGCCGAGATGCAAGCTCAATATGAGCGAATGATGCAGGAGCGTGCTAAGAACTATGAAGCTATGAAAGCTGATTTTGTTCAAAACGTGCCAGACTATCAAGAAGCGGAAGAGGAATTTATGTCTTTTACCGCTGAGTTGCAAGGCAAGGTTAATCCAGCTACGCAAGACGCATTTACGCAGATTGCATATGCTGAAAATGCCGTTCCACAGTTAATCCATTATTTTGGCGCAGAACATGGTGCTAGAATGAATGAGTTGATAGAGCTAAGTCAAAAAAACCCTGCATTGGCAGCGGTGGAGACATATAAACTCGTACAAAAGCTTAAAAGTACTCCTCAAGCAAAAAAAGAGCCGAAGCAGCCACCTAAACCACCAAGTAGGGTGAACGCAACAGGCACAACACGTAAGGACTTGATGCAAGGCGATGTCCTTAAAAACTTAGGACTAAAATAGCTAAATTAGGAGATTATATATTATGGCTAATACAGTAAATAACATTAAAGATGGTGCTGGCCTCTTTGCTAAAGGCATGGCGCAAACACTAAAGGACAACATGGGGCTTTGCTCTTTTGTTGAAAAAGCAGACGAAAGCGAGTATGAAGGTAAAAACGGCTATAAAGCTGGTGATACTATCTATACAAGCATTCCAACTCGTAAGATTGTTCAAGAAGATAATCTTGATATTACGTCTTACAATGCGGATACAAAAGAAGAAAAAGCGCCTCTTGTTCTTAACAAGACAGCAACTACAGCGGATAGCTTTGACAGTTTAGAGCTTGCGACTGATGTTGATGTGAAAATGGCGCTTAAGCGTTTTGGTGTACCAGCAGCGGAAAGCTTGGCACAGCAGATCGAAGCGCGTTGTATGGGTATCGTTGCAGATGCAACATACAACATTACAGGAACGGCGGGGTCTACTTCCTTTGCTGTTGCTGATGTTTTGGCAGCTCGTACAAAGCTCAATCAAAACCTTTGCCCTCTTAAAGATCGTATGCTTTTCCTTAACAGTGAGAGCGGCGCTAGTGCTGTAGATGCACGTAAGGGACTGTTCCAGTCTTCTACTGCAATCGCAGAGCAGTATAATGAGGGCTATATTGGCCGTTCAGACGGTTTTGACTGGATGGAAACTGAACTGTTACCAACTCACACCAACGGTTCTCAAGGTGGTACGCCTCTTATGGACGGCGCAACGTCTGAGGGCGCAAGCACAGTGCACATTGATGGTGTAACTTCAGGCAATACATGGACTAAGGGTACTAAGTTCACTATTGCCGGCGTGTATATGGTGCATCCTGTGACAAAAGCCATTACAGATCGTTTGCAACAATTTGTTGTGACTGAGGATGTTACATTTACAGGCGGCGAGGCTGATGTACCTGTATCACCTGCAATCTATGCAAGTGCTACAAGCTCATTGCGTAATGTTGACGCACTACCAGCCGATAATGCAGCTATTACACTGCTAACTGGTGCAGCATCAACGGGTTATATCCATAACCTAGCACTTCACAAGTCAGCGTTTAAAATGGTTACAGTGCCACTTTACACGCCTAAAGGTGAAGAGCTTGTTGCAAGTGAAACAGTGGACGGTATTACAGTTAACATTGTTCGCTTCTTTGATGGTAACACACGAGTTGTTAAAACACGTTACGATGTGCTTTACGCCTTTGATGCGGTGCGCCCTGAGTGGTCAAACGTAATCACTGCTTAATTTATCGAGTGCATCCCTTTACGGGGTGCATTCTTTTAAGTTAACTAGAGAAAGGATAAAAAATGGCTTTTTGGATGTATAACGAAGATGGCGGCAAGCTTTTTCAAGACGGTGAAAAAGTACCAGCGGGTTATGTAGATAGCCCTGATAAGGTTGGAAAAGAAGCGCCAAAAAAGAAGAAAGCTTCTAAAAATGACAACGGCTAGGGATATAATCAAGGGCGCTTTGCGTAAAATCCATAAACTCGGAAGCGGTCAATCATTAGCTCCAGAGGACGCTAGTGACGCGCTAGAAACGCTTAACGATATGATTGCGACATGGTCTATAGAGGGCGGCTTAATATTTACGGAAACTAAAGAGACTTTCCCTGTATCGGGCGGCGCTGTATCTTATACAATAGGAAGCGGCGGGGATTTCGATACGGTCAAGCCTGTTAAGATTTTCTCTATGACGTATACGCAAGGCAGTATTGATTATAAGCTTAGACAATATGACAACATTTCTTATTCAAGAATTGCTGACAAAGATCAGCAAGGGATTCCTGAAGTCTTTTATTTTAACGACAATTATCCTCTTGCTGAGATTTTCTTTTATTATGCACCTAGTAATGGGAGCGTTACGATATATAGTGAAAAACCACTTACCGAATTTACTAGCCTTGACGCTGAGCTTGATATGCCTGCTTACTATCGTGCTGCTCTTATTTACAATCTAGCACTTTGGCTTGCACCTGAATACGAGACGCAGCCAAGCTTACAAGTTGTAAATGTTGCTAAATCTAGTAAAAAGGCGTTAATGGGGCAAAACAATAGAAATAATATGTTTTTATCAACTATTGACGCTCCAAGGTCTGAAAATAGCAGATTTTATAGCGGTTCTATTTATACGGAGTATAGCGAATGATATTGCCTTTCGTAGGTGGCTCTTATCAAATGGATGCGCGCAGCTTTGACCACCAGAGGTGTGTTAATATGTACGCTATTGCTAGTGAAAGCGGAACAAGTAAAAGCCCCGCAGCCTTACGTAATGTTGCAGGGCTTGCTAGTTTTGCAATGGCAGGTACGGGCGCAATTCGCGGCGGTATTGAAAGCGCAAACAGGGCTTTTTTTGTATCAGGCGGTGAGTTTTATGAAGTCTTTGAAGATGGAAGCGCCACCAAGCGCGGTGATTTATTGACGTTTTCGGGACAATGTCAGCTTGCTGATAATCCTACACAGGTCATGATTATTGATAAAACATATGGCTATATTTTCAATAAAACAACCAATACATTTACGCAGATAACTGACACGGATTTTCCTACACCGTCCAGCCTTACGTTTCAGGACGGTTATTTTATTGTATCAAATAAAGACAACGCACAAGTTCATATATCAGCTATTAATGACGGTACAAGCTGGGGGGCTTTAGACTTTACAACCGTAGAAGCTTCACCTGATGACCTTGTAGCGGTTGTATCAAATAAGACTAATTTATGGGCTTTTGGTACTAAAATAACAGAGGTTTACCAAAACACTGGCAATGCAACATTTCCATTTCAGCGCATAAGCGGCGCATTTATTCAAACGGGATGTGCGGCGGCTGATACTATTAAAAACCTTGATAATTCGCTTATATGGCTTGGTATTGATGAAAACGGCGACAGTATTGTATGGCGTTCACAAGGCTATAATGCGGTTAGGATATCAACGCAAGCCATTGAGCGTAAAATCGTTTCATCTAGTCGTTTTTCAGAGAGTTTCGCTTGGACATACCATGAGCGCGGTCATGCTTTTTATTGCTTGCAAGTAAAGGGGTTAGACACAACGCTTGTCTATGACCTTTCAACTGGCTTATGGCATGAAAGATCAAGGCGTAACCCTAATACCAATGCAGATGAGCAACATAGAGGTTCTTGTCATGTATATGCGTTCAATAAGCACTTGGTAGGTGATAGGCAAAGCGGAAATATCTATGAAATGTCGCTTTCAATTTATGATGATGCAGGCGATCCGATGGTCATGCGTAGAATAACCCCGCATTACGATGAAGAAAAGCGCCTTATTTCTCATGCTCAAATAGAGCTTGATATGGAGGTTGGTACAGGGCTAAACACGGGGCAAGGTAGCAATCCGCAAATTATGATGCGCTACTCAGATGACGGCGGCTTTACATGGTCTAGTGAGTTATGGCGTGATATCGGAAAGCTTGGAAAGTATTTTACCCGTGTAAAATGGAACAGGCTAGGCAAATCACGCGATAGGGTCTACGATTTTTCTATTAGTGACCCAGTGAAAATACAAATTAATGAGGCTATACTCAATGGCAGTTAATCCCCCGCCTATTCAGGAAGTAACAACGCAAAAAGAGACAGGCTTATTCCCTCAAACATGGATTAGGTGGTTTGAAAGTGTGAGAAGTACAGTAGAAAGTATTAGAGTTTATACATATGAAAATAGGGTTATTGTGAAAAGCGCGGCTGACTTAATAAATATTGATAGTACAAAGCTTTATATGGTTGACGGTATGATTGATATGGGTACGCAGTCTATTGAAATACCAGCGGGCGGTATAAACATAGCAGGGCTAAACGGTGGGCGTGAAGTTATGGGCTTATATTCTGAGGCTGATAATTATACGATGTTTACCACCCCTAGCGGCGGTTATGCAGGTAATGTATTAATGGAAAGTATGACACTTTATGTTACTGGCACTAATTCAAAAATTTTTGATGCTGATAATGATGGTAATAATGGTTCTTTTGAGTTTACGGGTGTTAATTTCGGCGGCTTTGGTTCTATTTTCTGCACTTCTTTAGGAAGTGTTTCGAATTATCGTCAGTTTTTCATGGCTGAATGCGGAATATATAACGTAAAAGACGGCTTAACCATGAATGGATCTTGGTCAGGCTTAGTGTTTACAGATTGTAACGTACTTGGGACTGATGCGTTGACTTTATTTCAAGAGGGTACTAGCCTAACATTTGACGGCTCTATACGTTCAAATGCAAACTTTGGAGCGTCAGTAGGCAGTTTAAATGCATCAAGTGAATTTATGGATTTTGACGAGGCGAATATAACGCAAAAAGGCGGGTTGTCGCTTACTAATCTTAGAACAAGCGTAAATGACGCATTGCCTAACATTTCTAGCACGTCTTCATATGTTAGGTTTAAAGATTGCAGCGGAATTAGAAACACATATGTAGGTGGTCAGTGGTTTATTTCATCTACCGCAATGACAACAATCTCAAGCGTAAGTGTACCTGTTAAAATTGCAGGCACAACAACATATAACGACATGCAGTGGTTCACAAATAGCACAAGCAACGCTTTTGTATATGATGGGGAACAGGAGATTGAAATTGAGGTTAAAGGCAATTTATCTTTTACAGGCACTAACGGCGATGTTATTAATGTGTATGTACGCCTGTGGGATGATAGCGTGTCCAGTTATGTTGATTTATCTGAAACTGCTGGAAGTACATTAAACGCATCTGGTAGGGCTGAGGGTGTTTCGTTTAATGCTATTGGAACAATGAATAATAATGATCGAATAGAGCTTTGGGTAGAAAATGAAACGGCTTCTCGCAATGTAACAGCTGAGCTAAATGGTTATGTTATTATAAGCGAGCGCGCTTCATGATTAGAAAAGCAACTAATAAAGATATACGAACTATATTAGAGCTTTATAAGGCTGGACTTGATGAGTTAGGGCAGAATTATATAGAGGCGAATTTAGTTGATAAAATATGTTCATCTTTAATCCTAGCCCCTTGCTTTTTACTTATTAAAAATGATACTATCGTAGGCATGGCAGCACTCACAGTCTATAAAGATGAGTTCGAGGGCAAAGCAACACTTACTGATTATATGTTTTATATCAAGCCAGAAAATAGAACTTATCAGCATTTAAGTGGTTTAGTGAAAAGATGTAAAGAGTTCGCACTAGACCATGATCTTCCTTTTCACGTAAATCTAGTTATTGATGGCGATCTAAAAATAAGAGAGCGTCTTTTAAAAATGAACGGGTTTAAGCCTGTTAGGATTGTAGGGAACTTTAATAATGGCTAAAAAAGGCGGCGGCGCACCAAGTACAGCAGGTCTGGAAGAGGCAACAAAGGACGCTATTGATTTGCAGCGTCAGATGTACGAGCAAGGCCGTGAGGATGTGCAACCGTGGTATGATTACGGCGGCGCAGCAGTTGGAAAGCTTTCTGACTTATTGGGATTAAGCGGCGGTAGTGTTCAAACAAGGCAGCAAATCTATGACGAGTTAGCCCCTCAATATACAACTCAAGAACAGTACATGTCAGAAGGTGGTGATAAGGATCTGTACATAGACCCTCATGGGAATTTAACTACAAATTCATTTACGTATAACGAAGGTGATACAATAAATCATGAGTTATACAGACCCGCAGCAGAGCAGTTATCTAGAGATGTAATCAACTATGACGCACTAAACGCGGCAGTTGATGAACGTCTAGCAGGGCAAGAAACGCCGAGTGATTATGGCTCATTATTAGAGCGTTTCGATTTAAGCAAATTTGAAGAAGACGCGGGTTATCAGTTCAGGCAGCAAGAAGCGCAGAAAGCATTAGAGCGATCAATGGCGGCGCAGGGTGCTACGTTAGGCGGCGCTGGTTATGGTTCAATTAATCCAAATGTTGCACGCGCATTAGAGGAGCAGCGTCAAGGGCTTGCGTCTCAAGAATACCAAAACGCTTATAGTCGCTATGTAGGCGATCAAATGAACACTTACAACATGCTTACAGGCTCGGCAGGTATGGGGCAAGGCTCAAATGGTTTAATGGCGCAGGGCGCGCAGAACTATGCTAATAACGTAGGTAATTTACAGACTGGTTTAGCGGGGGCGCAATATCAAGCGGATATGGCTCGTGCATCACAGCCTAGTATGTTTAGCAATTTGTTAGGGGCAGGGGTGCAGCTTGGAAGTGCTTATTTGATGTCAGACATTCACTTAAAAGAAAATGTAAAGCATGTAGGTGAGGAAAAAGGCCATAAGATTTATGAATTTAATTACCTAGATGATGATATAAAATATAGAGGCGTTATGGCGCAGGATATTATAGAAACTAATCCAGAGGCTATTCAGTATATGCCAAGCGGTTATATGGCTGTTAACTATGACGCACTAGGATTAAAAATGGAGCGTGTGTAAAAATGGCTTTCGAAAATCTTTTTGGTAATATTAATTTTCAGGCGGCTAATCAAGCAGCAAGAGATGAACGCAATTTTCTAGCTAATCAACTATCGCAAGGATTGGCAATGTATGAGCGCGGTCAGGATAGGGATTTACGCCGTAGGCAACTTGAAATGCGCGAAAATCAGCAGGAAAAGTTCAATCTTGATAGAGTTTCAGAGGAAGCTTTATTAAAGAAAAATATGGGATTGCCACTATCACCACAGGAAGAGGCTGCAATTATGACACGCTCTCAAACTGAGCGCCCGCAAATATACACCGACCCACTTACAAATCAAACTGTTGTTAGACCGTCACCATGGGCTACGATGGGCAGCGCTCAACAAGTGGCACAGCAAGCACCGCAGCAAGCCGCACAAATGCCACAACGTCAGCAA